TACAGTAACACCTGATGCGGGCGTTACGCTAAGAAGTATAAACGCCAAAAATAAAACTACGGGAAAATATAGCGTTGCATATTTGTATAAAAGGGATACGAACGAATGGTATTTATATGGCGACATAACATCTTAAAAAATAATGAAAACTAAATTACTAATAATTTCTTCGTCTTTGTTGTCAGTTGTAGCGCCGATAAAACCTTTAATTTATATTGCCATTTTGGCAATTATTTTAGATACAGGTTTTGGAATATGGCGCAGTGTAAAAAAGAACGGGTGGGGTTCTTTTAAGTCGCGCAGGCTATCAAATACAATAAGCAAAGCCTTATTATACACGCTGGCAATTACTTTTGTTTTTTTTGTAGAAAAATACGTTGCTGCAGACTTAGTCGCTCACTTTATATCTATTGAATTAATAATAACTAAAGCCGTTACCTTGTTTTGTGTATTTACAGAAGTTATTTCCATAAATGAATCTTTTGAATCGGTTACGGGTAAAAACATCCTTAAAAGTTTAAAAGATTTTGTTACACGCGCAAAACAAGAAGCCGACAAGTTTAAAAATTGATGGATACTACAAAAATAATTCAGGAACGTTTACCTTCTTCGCAATATATTGCGGAAGACACAAGCAAAAATCAAATTTATTTACACCATACTGCGGGCAATAAAAATGCGGTTGCCACTATTAAAGGATGGGCAAATAATAAAGAACGCGTAGCAACTGCCTTTGTAATCGGTTACGACGGCACAATAGCGCAGGCGTTTAGTTCGCGGGAGTGGGCGTGGCACTTAGGCGTAAAAGATAGCGTGTTTAAAGGTCAAGGGCTGCCGTACAAAAATTTAGATAAATATTCCGTAGGAATAGAAATTACTAACTGGGCGTATTTAGTAGAAAAAGGCGGAAAATATTATAACTATGTCGGTGGCGTTGTTGACGCTTCAGAGGTAACGGAACTTGACACGCCTTTTAAGAAGCATAAATTTTGGCACAAATATTCCGATAAACAAATTGCGGCTACAAAAGAATTATTAATTTATTTAGGTTCAACGTACGGAATACCCTTAAAGTATAGCGAAGATATATTTTCATTAAACAATAGGGCGTTAAAAGGCGAAAAGGGCGTGTTTACGCATAACTCAGTAAGAATAGACAAATCGGACGTTTACCCTTGTCCGCGATTAATTAATATGTTAAAAGGTTTATGAGGTATTTAATTCTATTCGTGTTTTTGTATTCTTGCAGCGCGGAATACCATTTAAACAAAGCAATTAAAAAAGGTTACAGATGCGAAGAAACAGGCGACACAATAAGAATTAGCACTATTGATTCAATACCTTATGTAGTAAACGATACTATTTTTTGGGAAAAGATACTAACGACAAAAGATACTGTTATTCAATACAAAAAAGTTTACGTTCCAAAAACCAAATGGCAAATTAAAACCGAGTTAAGGTTTCAACGCGACACAATCAGGATAAAAGAAAAGACAAAACAAGCTGAAGTAAAAGCCGAAGCCAAATCAAAAAAACGCCCTAATTTATATTTATTGTTAATAGGTTTTTTATTAGGTTTAATAGTTGCATACTTATTTAAAAAAGCTGCGCAAAAATTGAATATATGAACCTAATAAAACACGCTAACAATATACACGAATTGCGTGTAGATGGAACGCTGTTTAAATTAGGTATGTTTTCGGACATACACTGGGATAACCCTAAATGCGATTGGGTTTTACTAAAACACGATTTAGACTATTGCTTAAAAAACAATATTCCCGTAATGTTCAATGGAGATACCTTTTGTTTAATGCAGGGGGCTTATGACTTCAGAAAAGTAAAAAGCGACATTCGACCCGAACACAATAACGCAAGGTACTTCGATAGTATAGTTGAAACCGCCGTAGATTTCTTTTTGCCGTATGCTAATTTAATAACTGTAATTGGTTACGGCAATCACGAAACGTCTATTATACGAAAACACGAAACGGATATTATACAAAGGTTCGTTACCTTACTTAATTACAAAGCTGGGTCAAATATAATGACGGGCGGTTATGGCGGTTGGTTTATTGTTAATCAAAAAGTTCGTACAAATACACGGATGGCGACAAAAATAAAATATTTTCACGGTAACGGCGGCGGTGGAATAGTTACAAAGGGCGCATTAAATTTAACTCGTGCTATGGAATCATTCGAGGGCTACGATGTATTTACGATGGGGCATATACACGAAAATTCGGCGCGTAACGACGTGCGCGATTCAATAAGTTTTCAACCGACAAAAGGTTATTATTTTAATCATAAGCAAATTCATTCAATGATTACAGGAACGTACAAAGAAGAATATATGGACGGGGCGTATGGTTGGCACGTTGAACGCGGCGCACCTATGAAGCCCGTAGGCGGAAGGGTACTTACTATTGAATATGCGCGAATTATTGATAATGGAGATTATTATGCAAGAAATATTGATAGTATGAAATTTCCTTTGTAGATTCGTGTTTTCATAATGTTTAATTAGAATTAGGCGGTAGAAATATCGCCTTTTTTTATGCGCTGAAAAAAAATATTTTAAAATTTTTTACAAAAATGTTTGTAGTTTGTTAAAAAGTATTATATTTGCATATAACTAATTAATAAAAACCCTATGAAAACAACTAAAACACGAAGAAAAGACTTAGCTTATCAGCAAACAAAAGTAAGTCAAGCATTACAGCCAATGGAAAAGCCTGAAGCGTTACTTGATTGGTCTATTGAACAACTATTAAAACTTGTAAAAAAATGAAATTAGAAAACTTCCTACCGAGAACAAGTGAGCATAAAGCGTTTTTAAGCCACTTTTTAGCGCCTTTAACGGCTTTTATAGTAGTGTTTGGTACAATCATATACCTACTTAATTAATAACGTCTTAAATCGAAGAAAAAATGAAAACAACAGTAGAGCAATTTATTATAGAATTGTTAGAAAATCAAACATACGAAAAAGATGGGTATGTAATTATTAATTTGTCTATTGAAGCATTCAAGTTTTATAGCGCAAAAGCAATGAAATACGAAAAGCATCAGATAATTGAAAGTTGGGATAATGGTTTTGCTAATGGTTACGATTTAGGAAAATTCGATGATTATCCGCAACCGCAGGATGCAGAACAATACTACAACGAAACTTTTAAATCAGAATAAGATGAACTTAGAAAATTTTTATATTGAACACACCTACGCGCCAAATACAAGCGAAATAGATTTTAACTGGGAAGACGACGGATATACGTTTTATGTACGCGCAGTTTATTGCATTGATTACAAAGCGCATTCTGTTAATATTTTGCGAATTAAAGAATCTTTATTTTGGAATTACGAGCAAGACCCTAAAAACTTTATTGTAAGCGATAGGATGGAAAATTATTTAGAAGCTGAATTAATTAAGTACGCTAAGGAATGTCCCGACGACTTTGATTTAGAAAACAGAATAATACATTTTTATACTGATTGCGACTAATTAAACTATTGAATTATGATAAAATTACTTAATCAAATAGAATACTGGAGAAAACGCGGGAACTTTAACTTTGAATTGTTTATTGCAGTTTGTAAAGCTAAACAATACGCGGTAAATATTGAAACAAAACAAAAAACATTTAGAAATATGAAAAAATATAAAGTTTGGATATGGTTCACGCTTGGAAACAAAAAAGAACTATCGTATAAAATAGTTTGGGCGTATTCGCCTGAAGACGCAAAGCGCAAAGCTGACGTTTGGGAAAAGATTATTCACAAAGTAGAATTAATAAAATAAATAATATGAAAACAGTAAATTTTAAAGACGTTAAAGGCGTCAAATTTAACGGCGGTATAAGTTATCGTTCCGTATTAAGGCATGATAATTTAGGTTTTGCTCTAATGAAAACCGTTATTAAAAAAGGAGGTGGCTATAAATGGCACTATCAAAATCACAAAGAAGCGTGTACGTGCATATCAGGCAAAGGACATATAATAGATTTAACCACAAACGAAAAACACGAAATACACGAAGGAATAACATATTTGGTAGATAATCACCAACCACACGTATTTTATGCGGAAACTGAAGTTGTTTTAATAAGTGTTTTTAACCCTCCTTTATCTGGTAATGAAACACATGACAAAAACGGTAATTATAATATATAAAAAACAAAACACAATGAAAAACAAAATTTTACAATTAATACCAAATTACGATAATTTGAGTATAGACGAACAAATAGACGCGATAAACGAAATTAAAATAGCGCTACACGAAATTTCACCAATGAAAAATGAACCTGTAGATTGTGTTATTTGGGTAAAAAACGATACAGTACGCGCTAATGATTATAACCCAAATTCGGTAGCCCCGCCAGAAATGGAATTGTTAAGACAGTCTATAATGGAAGACGGATATACGCAACCAATAGTATCCTTTAAAGAAGAAGAGCATATAACGGTTATCGATGGTTTTCACAGAAATAGAGTCGGAAAAGAAGTAGAAGACGTAAAAAAACGAGTACACGGTAGATTACCCGTTGTAAATATAAATCAATGGAAACAGGGTAGAAGTGACCGTATGGCTTCAACAATACGACACAATAGAGCAAGAGGTTCACATTCAATAGAATTAATGAGTACTATCGTTTCTGAGTTAGTAGAAATGGGTAAAGGTGACGCGTGGATATGTAAACACGTAGGAATGAGTATTGACGAATTATTACGATTAAAACAAGTTACAGGTTTGGCTTCGTTATTTGCTAATAAAGAATTTAGTAACGCTTGGGAAAGTGATAACGGTGAAATTTATTAATATGGACCAGATATATATTGAATATCAAAAATGGGAAGACTATTTGAGCGGAATGTATAACATGAACGATACAATAGATAAGGATAAAAAAGTTATAAATGCAATAAATTTATTATCCAATCCTAATCAATTTTACAATGTTTGTAATGCTTTAGTTAATGATTGGAAAAATGCTACAGATGTTAATTTAAGCAATAAAAATCAAAACAGAAAAGCATGGTTAGGTGCTGCAGCTTGTATGTATAAATATGAAGTTCCAGAATATTTAACCCGAATAGCATGGAGTTTATTAAATAAACAAGTTCAAGACTCCGCAAATAGAATAGCAGAAAAAATAATACAAGAATATGAAGGAAAAAATAGAAAAATACATTCAAATTTGGGAACAACGATGTTATTTTAATGGAATACCAGACGAAGCGCCAATAGAATTAGAAGTACGAAACAAAGTTCCGTCTTATAGACGTATATGTTACGCAATACTTAAAAATGATTACGCGTTAAAAAGCCTTGGGTTCACTGAAATAAAATCCAAGTATTATCACGCATATAAAAAAATAGAAATAGAAAATAGACAAACAGTAAAACAATTAAAATTAGAATTATGATTAAAATATTAGAAACAAATGTATATGAAGAGTCTTTAATCCGTGTAAGATACATTTTAGATAAATTTGAACGTGTTTACGTGTCTTTTTCAGGGGGAAAAGATAGTGGAGTAATGCTTAATTTAATGATTGATGAATTACGTAGAAATTACCCAAATAGAAAAATAGGTTTAATGGTTCTTGATAATGAAGCTAATTACACGGAATCACTTAATTTTATGCATAGAATAGTGCAAAAAAACCTTGACGTGTTAGAAGTGTTTTGGTGCTGCCTTCCAATTACTTTACCTTGTACTGTTTCAAGTTATGAAATAGATTGGCAATGTTGGGGAACTAAAGACGAACACAGGTGGATAAGACCAATGTCAAAAGAACAATACATTGTTAATATTAATAACCATAAGTTTCCTTTTTTTCGCGAAAACATGGGATATCAAGAGTTTTGGGACGAATTTGGAGAATGGTATTCACAAGGCAAAGAATGCGCGTGTTTAATAGGTATTAGAACGCACGAAAGTTTAAATAGATGGAGAGCCATAGTAAACGAAAATAAACAAACGCACGGCGGTAATTTATGGACGAAAAGAAATACAGAACATACATATAATTGTTATCCAATATATGACTGGAAAACAGAAGATATATGGATTGCAAATTACAAATTTGAATGGGATTACAATAAACTTTACGATATGTTTTGGAAGGCGGGTTTATCAATACACCAAATGCGAGTAGCATCACCGTTTATGAGTGAAAGTAAATCTTCATTAAACCTGTATAGAATAATTGACCCTCATGTATGGGTAACTTTGTGCGCTCGTGTTAATGGGGCAAACTTCGTAGCAACCTACGGAAAACAATTAAATTACCATAGCTTTAAACTTCCAAAGGGGCATACATGGAAATCATTTGTTAAGTTTCTTTTAGATACTTTACCAAATAAAGCAGCAGTAAATTTTAAGCAGCGTTTCATTCAATCAATTAAATATTGGGCAAGAGTGGGACGTGGATTGCCCGAAAAAACAATTCAAGAGTTAACCAATAACAACATTGAATATAAACTAAATGGTTATACGGCACATGGTAATAAAACGCTAAATAGAGTAAGAATACAAACACTACCCGACCATTTAGATATGTTGAGTTGTCATAACTCAGACGTTGCAAGTTGGAAACGATTAGCAATTACAGTATTAAAAAATGACCACACGTGTAAATACCTTGGTTTATCACCTACAAAAGAACAAATAGAACGCATGAAGTATATTAAAAATAAATACAGCAAAATATAATAAAATGAAAGCAATTTTAAACTTAATTTTTGAAACAATAATTATTTTAATGTATGGAAAACAAGATTGATAAAATAAAAGAGATAATAGAAAAAGACGGATTAGTAACTAAATCACGCTACAGGACTTTTTTAGACAAACGTAGTTACATATATGCGATGTTACACAAAGAAGGGATGTCGTTAGTGGAAATAGGCAGGTTATTCCAAAAGACCCACGCTACAATAATTAACGGAATTAGAAAGCATCACGCTTACCAGTTATTCAAAGACGAATTGTATTCGCATAACGTAGAAGAATATCGTGAAATGTTTTACGAACCAAAGAAAATTCACGTTGACTTGATAGAAAAAGACGAACAAAAATACAACGGAACTCAGTTAATATCTGATATTTTAGAATGTAAAAACACTACTGATTTACAAGGCATAAAACGCAAGTTATTGAATGAAGAATATTTATTTACTAAAGCAGCGTTTTATAAGTGAAAAACGTTATATTTGCACACGCACTCCTTCAACGTTATAAGTGCTACGGTATTACTACCCTTGTTTTTGAAGTAGAGGTTGAAGGCTACGGATAAAGCGAGGGTTTTTTATTTTATACAGAATTATGGCTAAAGACAAAAAAGGATTTATTTTATATTGTGATATTATTCACACCGTTGAAAAGCTAACTGATGAACAAGCTGGTAAACTACTTAAACATATTCTTAGGTATGTAAACGACCAAGACCCAACTGCTGAAGACGTACTTACCGAAATAGCATTTGAACCTATTAAGCAAAGTTTAAAGCGTGATTTAATTAAATACGAAGGTATACGAACGAAAAATAAGGAAAACGCATTAAAGCGATGGAATGCGACCGCATCCGAGCGTATACGAGTGAATGCCAAAAATGCCGATAGTGATAGTGATATAGTTATATCTAAAGATATATATAGGAGCTTCGCTCACTTGTCTATGTTAAAAGACGAATATAACAAGTTACTAACTGAATACACTAAAGAACAAATAGACGATATTTTAGACGCTATTGAAAACTATAAAGACAATAAAAAGTTTAAAAGTTTATATTTGACTGCGAAAAAATGGCTAAAGAAAAACGAACCTAAACAACCTTCTGAAATTAACTACGAAGATTTAGACCCGCTTGTAAAAAAAGCTATTGAATTAGGATACGAAAAAGACCCGCGAAATGCTAAACAATAAAGGAGAACATCTACAATACTTAATTGACTACAAAGATGGAAAGATTAAGCAAGGTTTAGGCTTAGACTGCGCAATAGATTACCATTTACGCTACAAACCTAAACAACTTAATATTATTTTAGGACACGACAACGTAGGTAAGTCGTACTGGATAAATTGGTACTTCCTTTCGTTGGCACTAAAACACGGATTAACTTTTTGTTTATGGAGCGGGGAGAATCAATACGGGCAAATTTTACGCGATATGCTACAAATTTACACGGGTAAAAAATTCAAAGAACTTTCAATTAGCGAAATACAAACTTATTCAGCTTATTTAGAACAATATTTTGACTTTGTAGATAATTCAAAGCTGTATAAACCCGAAGACTTATTTACGATATTTCGTAAAAGCGATGCGCAAGTTTGTTTAATTGACCCTTATACTGGCTTAGATAGGCAAATGGGTTACGAAGGAAATTATTATTTTTTAAATGCTGCGAGGCAATTTGTAAACGAAACAAGTAAGACACTATACATTAATACGCACCCTACAACTGAAAGCGGCAGAAGCGGAAATTTGTACACTGATAACCATATTTGGAAAGGACACTTGAAGCCGCCGATGAAAGACCATATTGAAGGCGGTAAAGCGTTTTTAAATAGGTGCGACGATATGTTTGTAATTCACCGCTTAGTAAAACACGAAACAATGAAATACGTTACTTTAATTAGCGTAGAAAAAATAAAAGACACGGACACAGGCGGGCAAATAAGCGGAATAGACGACTTTGTATTATTTGACTTTAATTCGGGTTTAGGTTTTACGGTTGCAGGCGTTGACCCTTTAAAAAATTTAAGACCTAAACCACCTAAACAAACACGAATAGAAACAAACGAAATATTAACCACTTCTGAAAAGTTGCGTAGATTATCAGGAGACTTACCTTTTTAATTATGGAAGATTTAATACTACTAAAAACAAGCGTTCAATTAGGCGCATTACAAGCTAAAATAAGCCTATCATTAGACGAAATAAAACAAAACCACCCTAATAGAAAAGACTTAATAGATTCAATGTCTGAAAGTTTAAAAGACGTTCAGCAAATACATCGTGTTTTTTTAGGATTACAAGACGAATATCGCATCGCTAATAAAAGTTTATTTCGATTAGAACTTATAAACCTTGACTTAAAAAATCAAGTTACAGATTTAAAAAATCAAGTAAAATTTAAGGATATAGACTTATAATATGCGTTGTAAAAACTGCAAAGAGAAGTTCGAGCCGATACGTTTTAATCAAAAGTATTGTTTCAATAAAATGTGTGTTGATGCGTGGGTGCAAGAAGCAAAGGTTAAGAATTGGAAAAAGACGAAAAAAAAGATGCAAGAAAATTTAGAAACAATACAAGACCTTGTAAAAGCTACTCAAATAGTATTTAACAAATACATAAGACTTCGAGATAAAAACGAATTATGTATTTCTTGCAAGCAAATACCCAAAAAAGGTAACGCTGGACACTTTTATAACGCTAACAACCATTGGAACGTAAGGTTTGACGAAGACAACGTACACCTACAATGCGAACATTGTAATACGTTTCTTTCAGGAAATTTAATTAATTACCGTGAAAACCTATTAAAAAAGATAGGAGCAGAACAATTTAATGTATTAGAGGGTAAATCTAAAGTAACACGAAAGTTCACAAAAGAAGAACTAAAAAAAATAATAGACATCTACAAAAAAAAGATTAAAGAATATGGTATCTAATAAAGCTATTGAATTGTCCAGCGTTGAACATTATAATCGTAGTTTAAGCACTTGGAAAAATGGAGAAGAATCATTTATAAAGGCGTGTATATTAAATAATATTGATTATAAAAAGTCTAATAAAAATGAAGATATTAACCATATTGATTTTTGGGTATATGGAAAAGGGATTGACATTAAAGGGTATAAAAAATCGCATCAAGAAGGCTTTATTGTAGTAGAATTTAAAAATGTTCAAGGTAATGCAGGAAGTTGTAGTGATGCTTCTTGTTGTGAATGGATTGCTTTTCAGTTTGAAAATTGTTTTTGGATAGTACGAAAAGAAGAATTACTGACATATTGTAGAAAAAACGTAAAAATAGAATACGTTGAAAATTTTAAAGATTGTTACAAAAAACTTTATAGCAGAAAAGGTAGAAATGACCAAATGACTAAATTACATTTAAGAGATATTAAGAACTTTAATTTTATTTGGAAGCTTTGTTATTAAAAAAAGATTAAAAATATATTGTAATATAAAAATAATAGTTATATTTGCTTATAATTTTAATTTAACACCTATGAAAAATTTGTTTAAATCGTTGGCTACGTTCCAACAAGAAGTCCCAGTAATTCACAAGGCGACACAAGGTTACGGCTATTCATACGCTGACTTACCGAAAATCTTTGAAGTAATTAACCCGTTACTACAAAAACACGGATTAGGATTCACACAAACCCTAAACACTAAAGAAGGTACTACCTACCTATGTACGACAGTATTCCACGTTGAAAGTGGCGAATGTCTTGATTCAATGGTAGAAATTCCAAACGTAGCGTTAAAAGGAATGAATGATTATCAGTCTTTTGGTAGCGGTGTAACGTATTATCGTCGTTACGCTTTGTCTTCAGCTTTAGGATTAGTTACGGACAAAGATACGGATGCAAGTGGTGAACAAGTAAAAGACGAACCAGTAAAAAAGAAAAAAGCTAAAATAGACGCTACACGTTTTAACAAAGCTATCGAAGCTATTAAGAACGGAGAATATGAGTTAGAAAAGTTAATTGAAACTTTTGATTTAGACGCGTCACAACTTAAACAAATAACTGAGTTATGAAAATACGAGCGTCACAAATCGGAAAACTTATGGCTACTCCCCGCGCAAAAGGGGAGAGCCTATCGCAAACAGCTAAGACTTATATTCAGGAATTAGTTTTAGAACACAAATACGGAATTAAAAAAGAATTTTGGAGTAGATACACGGACAAAGGAAATGAAGTAGAAGACGAAGCAATAAATTTCGTTAACGATGTTTTAAACTTAGGTTTTATTTACAAGAATGAAGAACGCTTCGAGAACGACTTTATAAGCGGTGTTCCCGACGTAAACACGAACGAAATACTTTTAGACGTTAAAAGTTCTTGGGATGCTACAACGTTTCCATTCTTCGAAACTGAAATACCTAACAAAGATTATTATTTTCAATTACAGGGTTACTTATGGCTAACAGGAAAAAACGAAGCGTTATTGTGTTACTGCTTAATGAACACGCCTTTCGACATTGTAGAAGACGAAGTTAGACGCGAACACTGGAAGCAGCACAAAATAGACGAAGACTTAGACATCCGTGATTTCGTACAAAAGAAACATAACTTCGACCAAATTCCTAACGAAAGACGAATCAAAGTTTTCAAAGTAGAGCGCGACGAAACAGTAATTTGGCAAATACAAGAAAAGATAGAGTTAGCGCGTGAGTATTATAACCAATTATTTGATACGATATGAAACAGACAGCAGTAGAATGGTTATATGATGAAATAAAACACATTATACCAAATGATTTTGTAGTAAAATTTGAACAAGCCAAAGCAAAAGAGAGAGTTCAAAAGGCAGAGGAATACCTAAAAGGCTTCAAAGACGGTAAAGAGTACCAGATAAAATTAGATGAATTAACCTTTGGTTCAAGTAAACAAATTATGAGTACAGATATTCCAATTACCAATAAAGACAAAGAAGAATTGAATAAAATATTAAACAGAATACAAATGAATTTAACCT